ATCATATTTGTCAAAATGTACCAGTTACTACAGCAATGGATATGGCTGAAGAAGTTTTAAAATTTTGTGATGGAAGATTAGATAATCAAATGTGGAATGTGGATTTTATGGTTCAAGATAATAAAAATGAGTCAGTAATTAGTGAAAATAAACCTTTACAATTAGATGCTTTTATGGTATAATAATACTATTATTTGTAGGAGAAATGAATGTCAATAATGGATAAACTTAAGAAGAACAGTAAAAGTGATTATACATCAATACTTTCTGATTCTAAATTTTTTACTGAAAAAGATATGGTGACAACAGATGTACCAATGATAAACGTTGCATTATCTGGATCAATGGACGGTGGTTTGGCACCTGGGCTTACAGTATTGGCTGGTCCTTCGAAACACTTTAAAACATCATTTGCGTTAATCATGGCAAGTGCATATTTAAAAAAATATGATGATGCTGTATTATTATTCTATGATTCAGAGTTTGGTTCACCACAAGCATATTTTGAGAACTATGGTATAGATACAAGTAGAGTTCTACATACACCTATTACAAATGTAGAAGAATTGAAATTTGATATCATATCACAACTCGAAGGGTTGGATAGAGATGACAAGGTTATTATAATAATAGATTCGGTTGGTAATCTTGCTTCTAAAAAAGAGTTAGAAGATGCAATAAACGAAAAATCAGTGGCAGATATGTCTCGAGCAAAAGCACTAAAAGGTTTATTTAGAATGACAACACCATATCTAAATATGAAAAATATACCTTTAATTGCAGTTAACCATACTTATCAAGAGATTGGCTTATTTCCAAAAGCTGTAGTTTCTGGTGGTACTGGTATTTACTACAGTGCTGATAATATCTGGATTCTTGGTCGTCAACAAGACAAACAAGGCACAGAGATAAAGGGCTATCACTTTGTAATCAATGTGGAGAAATCAAGATATGTTAAAGAAAAGTCTAAAATTCCTATTTCTGTTAGTTGGGACGGCGGTGTTCAGCACTGGTCTGGTTTGCTTGACGTTGCTTTGTCTAGTAATTATGTTTCTAAGCCAAGCGCTGGTTGGTACTGCAGAGTTGATAAATCAACTGGAGAATTGGTGGAACCAAAAGTTCGAGAAAAAGATACATTAAGTGAAGAGTTCTGGAAACCAATAATTGAAGAAACAGATTTCAAAAAATATTTGACTAACAAATATTCAATATTAAACTCTGTTAATTTAAGTAAATTGGATGAGCATTAATGAAAGAAAAAGTAGATTATGAAATTATTCCAGATAAAGCTGATGAACAAGCTTGGAATGTAAGAATTTTAACAGGCCCATATACTGAAACAGTAATCAAATATGGGACTGTTAAGTTTAATGAAATACCAAAAAATATGTCATTTAATTTTAATATTGTATCTTCACCTGATGAAAGTTTAAGTGTAGATGATGTAGACTTACAAGACTTTGTTGGTCTTATGCTTGAAAAAATTATGGCTAAAGGTATAGAAGAAGGTAGTGTAATAACAAAAGAGGTAGAAGATGGAAAAGATAACTAAAACAGAAAGATTAGTTTTATTAATGGATGAAATTGCAATTGCAAAAAGTAAATTACAACCACATGATACTGGTCACATTTATACTTCAATAAGCTACTTAGAAAGTAGAGTTGAAGAATTACAAAAAGAAATTGATGAAGGATTAAGAAAAGCTGCCTATGCCAACTAATTTAGAACAAACCATACTGCGTAATCTTCTTACTGATGAAGAATACATGCGTAAAGTATTACCATTCATAAAACCTGATTACTTTCAAGGTATATACAGAATATTGTTTAGAGAAGCTGGTAAGTTTGTTGCAAAATATAATAAACTACCAACTTCTGAATCATTTCAAATTGAACTTGATCAATCAGAAAAACTTAGTGATGAACAACATACTTTAGCTATGGATATAGTTCCACAACTTTTTACTCATGAAAAAGTTGATGGTAAGTGGCTTCTTGATACTACAGAAAAATGGTGTCAAGATAGAGCAATATACAATGCTATTATGGAATCAATATCAATCATTGATGGTAAACACGAAGAACTTACTAAAGGTGCTCTTCCTGATCTTTTAAGTAAAGCTCTTGGTGTTGGATTTGATTTAAAAGTTGGTCATGACTATGTTGAAAATGCTGATCAACGTTTTGAATTTTATCATACTGAAGAAGATAGATTGCCTTTTGATTTAGAATACTTCAATACAATTACAAAAGGCGGTGTTCCTCGTAAAACATTGAATATAGCATTAGCTGGTACAGGTGTAGGTAAGTCTCTATTCATGTGTCATGTTGCTGCATCATCATTAGTTCAAGGTCACAATGTTTTGTATATCACTATGGAAATGGCAGAAGAAAGAATTGCTGAAAGAATAGATGCTAATTTGTTAAATGTACCTATTGATCAACTTGATAAAATGTCAAAAGATATGTTTACAACTAAAGTAAAAGACATTGCTCGTAAGACAACTGGTAAATTAATTATTAAAGAGTATCCAACTGGTTCAGCACATTCAGGTCATTTTAGAGCTTTACTTAATGAACTTAAACTTAAAAGACAGTTTGAACCTGATCTTATATTCATTGATTATCTTAATATATGTGCAAGTTCTAGAATGAAAGGAATGGGCGGTGCAATCAATTCATACTCTTACATTAAAGCAATTGCTGAAGAATTACGTGGCCTTGCAGTCGAATTTGACGTACCGGTCTTCTCTGCAACGCAAACGACTCGTTCTGGTTATTCTAACTCGGATGTTGGGCTTGAAGATACAAGTGAATCTTTTGGATTACCCGCTACAGCAGATTTAATGTTTGCTCTTATATCAACTGAAGAACTTGAAAAACAAGGTCAGTTCATGGTCAAACAATTAAAGAATCGTTATAATGATCCAACACAGCATAAACGATTTGTAGTTGGTGTTGATCGTAGTAAGATGCGATTATACGATGTAGAAGAAAATCAACAAACATTAACCGACGACACACCAGTTTTTGATAAAACACCAACTGGTCAAAGATTTAAGGACTTTAAGTTATGATAGCAAAATTAATTTCGTATAGCAAATCATCTGAATTTGAAAGTTATGATAGTGACGAATATGGACCACTTGATGTGCAAGACTTAATTGCTTTTTGTGCAAGAGTTTCTAATCCATCTGGACAATTAAATACTGAAACAAATGAAAAGCTTTTAAATTATCTTATGAAGCATCAACATTGGTCTCCATTTGAAATGGTTAGTGCTTGTATTGAAATCAATACTACTAGAGATATAGCCAGACAAATATTAAGACATCGTAGTTTTAGTTTTCAAGAGTTTAGTCAAAGATATGCAAACCCAGTAAAGGAGTTACAATTTGTTACAAGAGAAGCGAGAATGCAAGACGATAAGAATAGACAAAGTAGTATCGAAGTTGATGACGAAGCTTTCCAACTCGATTGGGAAAGAGAACAAAAACGAGTCATATGGATGTGCAAACAAGTCTATGAAGCTGCAATCAAAAAAGGAATAGCTAAAGAAGTTGCAAGGGCAGTATTACCTGAAGGTTTAACCACATCAAGAATTTATATGAATGGAACAATAAGAAGTTGGATTCATTTTATTGAATTAAGATCAGGTAATGGTACTCAAAAAGAATGCAGTGAAGTTGCAAGAGCTTGTGCTGAAGCAATAGCAAAAATATTTCCGATGGTGAAAGGGTTTATTAATGAATGATAAAGAACCAGAAAGATATTATGATTGGATGCTATGGAAGCTTAGACAAGATGCTGAGTGGAAATCTATAAAACAAAAAACAAGAGAACCATTTATAAGACAACTTTTAAAAATGGATAGTTTGGTACTTGCTTTAATCTATACTGCAGGTCATATCTTTATTGCCATGAATGTTGTATATTTTATGACAGGCGCTAACTTATGGGAAGCTGGCGCTGTGGCTCTCGTTGAACCAATAATAAATGGTTGCTGGTTTTTTGTATTACATATATTATGGAAAAAAATACAAAAAAGATGAAAAAAACGGTGTACATTCCTTTAAAAATAGTGTATAATAATACTATAAAATTAAAAAGGGAGTTTATATAATGGGTATACACATCGGACCACACGATAGATCATCTTCATGGATTGGCAGATTCGATCCTCAAAATCCTCAAGATATGTTAGAATATGAAATGGTTAAAGCTGTTGCAAAAGCTTGTAATTCATCTGACAGAAAATTTAGAGTTGAAAAGAAAGGTAGAAAACCTACTAAAGGTTTTACTTACTTTGGTGATCCTATAGGAGGTATTAAAAATGCTACACTGTGGGATGTCTATGTGTATAGGAGATATTCATGATTATTGTCGACTATAGTGGCATAGCATTAGCTAGTATTATTATTAATAAAAC